ATTTTAGTTTTATCAAATAAAGATGATGATGATGATGAAGGTGATGATGGCGGTATAATGCAACCAATGTATGTTCCCTCAGCAAATCCAATATGATACACACATTAATAATATTCATGGCTCTCCTGAACTTTATGTTCTATCCATTGGTAATAGCAACTATAATTGCTGTTATCATAGAGCAATTGATAAGAAGGTTTGCAGATTCAGATCCTCAATCTGTTGATGATGCCCGTGATATTCGTATCTCTATGGGTGTTAGAAAGTATTTGTATAGACAGGCCTGGATTGTTAATATCCTATGGTTCTTAGGGTACTTGGTGCTCATGTTTATGAATAGACAAGGACCACAACAGATGCCAGATATGATTTGGCAAGGATAATATAAAAATGATATCACCAATATATTAACGTGTAAGGGCCCTCCTCAAAAGGGCCCTTTTTCATAAATAATTTGAACTGCTTTACCAAAATGCCAGAAGAGATTAAGAAGGAAGATGAGAAGAAGAAAGGTATTATTGGTAAACTTAAAGAGGTGACAGATGACAAAGAAGAACAACTCGCTATTCTTAGTACCTTTGTTCGTCTTGGTATTCTTGTTTGGAGTGGCGGGATACTCACTCTCGCCTACATTAAACTTCCTCCAGCACTTGGAATACCAGAACAAAAACTAGATCCGACTTTCATAGCCAGTGTTTTTACTGGTGTTTTAGCAACGTTCGGCGTCCAAGCTGCTAAAGGTAAAGATAGTGGAAATGGTAATAGTGGTAATGGTAATATAACTAAGGCAGACATGGAGAGACTGATTGAGAAAGCATCTCAGACTGCTCCTACACAGACAATTAGAATTGAACAAGGACCGGTTCAACTAACTCAAGCACCACCTCAAACTGACGAAAACTATACAATGTAAGATAATAAGGTCTTGTTTAGGTTCTCTAACACTGTCTTGAAATACCCATAATAATAGTTAATAATACCTATTAGAAAAATAAATATTAGTGTTGTTGGGATTGAAAGATCATGCCCCAGTCACATTATATGGTTCAGTATTTGGATCAAACAAAACGTCATCAAAGTATTGGTGTATATGCCGAAGATGCTTTTCAAGCAAAGAAGCAAGCAGTAAACGATGTACCATATTTACATTCTCATCCTAGTTCAATTGATTGTATATTGACTGAAGAGTCTCAATTTTGTGTAGTAGTATAAATTATGATTATTCTTAAAATTCTTATCTGGGGATTAATCGCCTCGGTTTGTTTTGCATTGCCTGGATATGCATACGGTGCTGAAGTTTTTATGGGAGCAAATGGAAATCTGGTATTCGATCCAAGTGATATTAGCATTAGTGCTGGTGAACAAGTTACATTCACTAATGGCGCTCTTCCACCACATAACATGGTAGTCATTGACCATCCAGAACTATCACATCCAGACTTAGCATTTGCTACTGGAGATAGTTTTGATGTTACCTTTGACACTCCTGGTGATTATGAAATTCAGTGTGAACCTCATGCTGGTGCTGGTATGAAAGGAGTGGTTCACGTATCATGATACTACAATTTGCACACCTCATTGGCGAACATACAAACTTCTTGATAGTAGGAAGTAGTCTTATGTTGGCTCCTTTTTCTTTTTTCTGTATAGACTCTATGAAAAATCCTCATAGATATCAGGGGCACTGATACAGATAATTTTATTTGGAAAGTATTTGGTCATAAATATTGATAGAAAAACTGGGTACCTTTTACAAGTAAGAATAAATGAACACTTTTATAATTCCTAAGATCAATCTTGTATTGATAGGGTGTTTGTTACCATTAGGTTTAATAATTGTTATTCTAAAATTGTCAGTTTGGGTGTCAGCTGCTAATACTGAACGGATTTATGTCAGAAAAGAACCTCTACGAAAACGAGGACCCTTTGTGGAAAATCCGTATGCAGACGTTGATGAGAAAGAAGAAGAGTATGGAGATAGAACAGATTATCGATGATAGTCTGCACCAATATTACACAGTTGAGAGAGGGAAACCTGTACCCAATTGGAGATATATTAAGGATCAAGATTGGTGGTTGGAATATCTTAAAAGGTTAGGACTAGATCCAAGAAATCCATGATAGATGGTTGACTAAATAGGGAAAATATGCTATAATACAATGGCGAAAATGGTGCCACCCAGTAGGAATAGTTGTTATAACTTTCGGGTTGTAGAGGTTACTAAAGTCGTCGATGGCGATACAATTGATGTGCGGATAGATTTAGGCTTCGGGATTTATAAAGAAGAACGAGTCCGCATAGCCGGGATTGATACTCCAGAAAAACGTACCAAAGACCTTGAAGAAAAGGCATTGGGTATTGATGCTACCAACTATATGAAGAGTAGGTTAGAAGGAGTTCTGAGTGGTGATGAAGAACTTACTATTCGTACAGAACTTAAAGGTGGTGTAGGTAAATACGGTCGTCTTTTAGGATGGATTTACTCCACAGATGGTGATCCAGAACTCTCTATCAATGAAGAGATGATTAAGTTTGGTTATGCACTTGAGTATGATGGTGGTACAAAAAATAAGGATTGGGAAGTCTTAAGAGAAATTAGGAGAGAATATGGTACACTTGTTGACTAAGATTAAAGATTGGGATAAGGCATGGGCAAAGAAAATTCAGGACAAGTTTAACTTGACTGATTATCAGATGCTTTGCCTTGCATTCGGAAAGGGATTTATTATTGGAGCAATACTATTATGACTGTATTCGTTGCAACATTTCCATTCCTTTTTGTTATACTATTAGTGACAGGGATGCATATGGCGTGGCCACTTCGATATAGAAGATGAATACTAAATATATCGATCGCCCTCCAACATATCTTGGTAATGATGGTTGGACACATAAAGCACCTATTAGTGATGAGAAATGTATTCTCGTTTGTTTGAGGAATTGTATGAAATTGGATGGGATGGATAAAAAACAAGTGGCTAGACTTGTTCAGGAGTGGCAGGTAATATCTGACAATACTCCAGCACCACCACTTCCAATAGATTCAGTTAAATATGATGGATGTAATTGAAGGTTGGTATTATGGTTAATTCGTGGAGTTTACTTTACGACGAACTTTATGGAGAGGATAAAATGAGTGAGGAAGCACTAAAAGATTTTGCTATGAATTATAAGAGTAATAGACAACTAATAGAAGAACAAGAGAAAAGGATCAAAGCATTGGAAGGTTATTGTACCAGATTAGAAGGTAAGTTAATTGGTATGATGAAAGCATCAGAGTTGTACAGTTTAGATAAAAATAGACAAAACAACACAACAATTAATGAACACAACTAATGTCAACACCTCTTATAGAACTTATATGTCTTATTGTAGGATTCGTTTGGATGGGTATATTGATACAGTATATGCAAGGGAGGGATGAGTGAGTTGGTTACCAGATTCTTTTAGTGTTTATAATTTACGTAAATTGAATGTGGATTATGGATGGGAAGAAAGACTAAAAAAGGATGATGAGAACTGCGAAGAAAAAAAACTTCGTATGATGTATGGAAATAAGAAGGTTGGTAAAGATTGGAAAAAGTTTAAAAGGAGAATTTATAATGAGACCATATCAGAAGAGGGCTATTGAATGGATTGCTTCTCAGTTAAATACATCTTTAAAAATACAAGAGAAGAAGGATTGGAAAGGTCGAAGAATTAGGAGAGTTGGTTTTGATTATGTCCCAGAAGAGTATGAAGAGGATTGGGGTAACGATATAAAGGAGTGGAAAGAAGAATTTGAATCTGCTAGATTAGAATCAATAGATAGAGGAAAAAAATGGATGAAAAGAGGATAGGAGTAGTAGGTATGAGAGATGAACTTTTAAAAATGCTAAGAGAGAAATCTTATCGTAGAGGTGAGTTTAAACTTTCTTCTGGTGAGATTAGTGAGCATTATATAAATTGTAAACCTGTTATTTTAAGTCCAGAAGGTCTTAGACTTACAAGTTATTCTATGTTGGAATATATTGAATCTGATTCAGTATCGGTAGCAGGACTTACTCTTGGTGCCGATCCTTTGGTATGTGGAGTTTCTTTAGTATCTTTAGAATCTGCTTGGTGTACAACACAAAGTGCTTTGATTGTTCGTAAGCAAGCAAAGGGACATGGTACAGGTGCCTGGATAGAGGGCCCACTCCCTCCTGAAGGGTCCAAAGTAACTGTCTTGGAGGATGTAGTCACTACTGGCGGATCATCCCTTAAAGCAGTGGAGAAGTTGCGTGATGCTGGATATGTAGTAGAAACTATTGTTGCTATTATAGATCGGCAAGAAGGTGGTAAAGAGGCAATGGAAAAATCTGGGATAACTTTAAAATCTTTATTTACTATAGAGGATTTTGTTAAGGAAAATTGAAAATGAAACCATATCAAAAAAGGGCTATAGAATGGATTGCTTCTCAGTTAAATACATCTATACGCACACAAGAAGTGAGAGATTGTCAAGGTAGAAGAGTAAGAAGGATCTCTTTCAATTATGTGCCAGAAGAGTATGAAGAAGATTGGGGTGAAGATTTAAAAGAATGGACAGAGGAGTTTGAATCTGCTAGATTGGAATCTATTCGTAGATCCCAGTTGTGGACCAAACAACAGCAAGAAAGAACATAGGGAGTATCAAATGACTAAAGATAAAAAAAACAAAAGACATCAAGTTAAATCCAAATTCTATTATATTTTTTGGGGTACTGCCACATTTTCTGTTCTTGCCGGTCAATTGTATGTTGGAACTGGTTATCGTAGTATGGCAGATGCCTTAAGTACTGGTTTTGAGATTAGTGTAATTTGTGGTGATGATGGTCCAAAATGGTTAGGTGGGTATAGGTAAATGGCATCAACTCAGAAATCTCTAAAGACTCCGCTTCGCTACCCTGGTGGTAAGTCTAGGGCTTGTACGAAGATGGATCCACA